TCGAAGCAGGTTCAACTAGCATTCAGAAAAAGTTCTGTTGTAGAAAGCATTACTAATTCTGATTACTTTGGTGAAATTGCAGCGATGGGTGATACTGTTAAGATTATCAAAGAACCAGAAATCACAGTCAAGGAATACGCTCGTGGTACAATGATTCAACCACAAGACCTTGATGACGAAGACTTCAGCTTAGTTGTCGACCAAGCAAACTATTTTGCATTTAAAATCGACGACATAGAGGAAGCACATAGTCACGTAAACTTCTCTCAACTCGCAAGTGACAGAGCAGGTTACAGACTTAAAGACCAGTATGACCAAGAAGTTCTTGGTTATCTATCAGGATTT